CTGGAGAAAATAAATGGCAGACATAGACAAGTCTCTTCCAAACGTAGAGCAAGAGATAAAAGTACCATCACCTGAAGAACTAGAAGTCGCTCAAGAAGAAGAGCAGCAGAAAATCACCGAACAAGGTGAACCTGTAGAAATATCAGAAAACGAAGATGGATCAGTAGATATTAATTACGACCCTGCAATAGGTTCTGTTGAAGGTGGACAAAATCACTACGATAACTTAGCAGAACATTTACCTGATGATGTATTAGGGAGATTAGGTTCAACACTTTTTCAAAATTACCAAGATTACAAAAACTCTAGAAAAGATTGGGAAAGATCTTATAGAGAAGGTTTAGATTTATTAGGTTTTAAATACGACAACAGAACAGAACCTTTTCAAGGAGCATCAGGTGCAACTCACCCCGTATTAGCTGAAGCTGTTACTCAATTTCAATCTTTAGCTTATAAAGAACTATTACCGGCAGAGGGTCCTGTTAGAACACAAATTTTAGGTGTAGCAACACCAGAAAAAGAACAACAATCAAGAAGAGTAAAAGATTTTATGAATTACCAGATAATGGAAAAGATGACTGACTATGAACCTGATTTTGATTCTTTGTTATTTCATCTACCATTAGCAGGCTCTGCTTTTAAAAAAGTCTACTATGACGAAGCAGCAAAAATGGCTTGCTCAAAATTTGTACCCGCTGATGATTTGATTGTTCCGTATACAGCTACCTCATTAGATGATGCGGAGTCTATCATTCATCGCGTACAAATGTCAGAAAACGAATTAAGAAAACAACAAGTCGCTGGTTTCTATAGAGATATAGAATTAAAACCAGGTCCAGTAAACGAAAGTGAAGTTGAAAAAAAAGAACGAGAACTTCAAGGAGAAACAAAAGGACGAGACGAAGATGTATTTAATTTATTAGAATGTCATGTGAATTTAGATTTAGAAGGTTTTGAAGACATGGGACAAGACGGTGAACCAACAGGAATTAAACTTCCATATGTCGTAACTGTTGAAGAAAATTCTAGAGAAGTTATATCGATTAGAAGAAACTACGAAATAAACGATCCTTTAAAAAACAAAGTAGATTACTTTGTACATTTTAAATTTTTACCAGGTTTAGGTTTTTACGGTTTTGGATTAATTCACATGATTGGTGGATTATCTAGAACTGCAACATCTGCATTAAGACAATTATTAGATGCAGGAACTTTATCAAATTTACCCGCAGGATTTAAACAAAGAGGCATTAGAATTAGAGATGATGCACAAGCTATTCAACCTGGTGAATTTAGAGATGTAGACGCACCAGGTGGCAACATTAGAGATTCTTTCATGATGCTTCCTTTTAAAGAACCATCAGGAACTTTATTACAGCTTATGGGCGTCGTAGTATCTGCAGGTCAAAGATTCGCTTCAATAGCAGACCTGCAAGTAGGTGAGGGTAATCAACAAGCGGCAGTGGGTACGACAGTAGCTTTGTTGGAAAGGGGCAGCAGAACAATGTCTGCAATTCATAAAAGAATTTATGCTTCACTTAAAAAAGAATTTAAAATACTAGCAAGAGTTTTCAAGTTATATCTACCCCAAGAATATCCCTACGATGTTGTTGGTGGTCAAAGAATGATAAAACAATCTGACTTTGATGACAGAGTAGATATATTGCCGGTTGCAGATCCAAATATATTTTCTCAGACACAGCGTATTTCCCTCGCACAGTCGGAACTGCAATTGGCAACATCGGCCCCACAAATACATAATTTGTATCAAGCATATAGAAATATGTACGAAGCTCTGGGTGTAAAAGAGATAGATAAGATTTTAAAACCACAACCGCTTCCCACACCGAAGGACCCAGCGTTAGAGCATATTGATGCTCTCGCTGGGAAACCATTCCAAGCTTTCCCTGGTCAAGATCATAGAGCACATATTACATCACACTTAAATTTCATGGCAACAAACATGGCTAGAAATAATCCTATGGTAATGGCTGCGTTAGAGAAAAATTGTTTTGAACATATTTCTTTGATGTCAACAGAACAGGTTGAAGTAGAATTTAGACAAGAGATGCAACAAATTATGGCTATGAAACAAAATCCTCAAGCAATGCAAAATCCACAAATGCAAATGCAATTAAAAATGATGGCAGAAAAGATTGAAGCAAGAAAAGCACAACTTATCGCTGACATGATGGAAGAATTTATGAAGGAAGAGAAGAAAATCACTTCTCAATTTGATAATGATCCTATTGCAAAACTAAGATCTAGAGAGTTAGACCTTCAAGCACAAGAAAATGCTAGAAAAAAACAAGAAGGTGAAGAGAGAATTAACCTTGATAAGATGAGAGC